TGGGATATTAGATTTATCTACTTATTCAAGTGGAGTATATTTCTTAAATATTGACTACAATGGAAACACTTATAACAGAAAAATAGTTAAAGAATAATGAAAAAAATATTACTTATATTATTACTTATACCAAGTATAATTTTCGGTCAAGATAAAGAACCTTCGAAGTTTAAAAAAGATTTAAAGAAAACTTTTAAATTCTCTACTTTTTATGGAGCTATAAATGGAGGTACGTCTTTATCAGATAGAAATGTTTACTCTGTATTAAATGGTTTAGAAACAACAACTATAGAAACTCCATTTGATTATTCTATGGTTCTAGGAGTAAGGAAAATTGCTAGGTTTGATTATGAAAATAGAGCAAATGTATTTTATGATGGTACAGAAGGTAATTTAGGTGATAATGCTACTGTAGGTAAAATTAAAGGTTTAGAATTTTTATTTGAAGGCGACTACAGAAGAATTCAAGGCATTAATTACTTAAACCAACACCATTTTTTAAGATATGTTGCAGATAAATGGGTAACTAAAGTAGAATACTTAAAAGATGGATTTGTAGATGTAGAGTATTTTGAGGCATCACAAAGATATAGATACAATGTAAATAAAAACTTTTCATTTAATTTAGGAGCAGCTCAAAGACTCTCAGAACCTTATGGATATGATCCTTTAGCTGAATGGCTTTTAAGTAACGGAAATTTACATTATACTTACTTGGCATTACAAGAAGGTTATAATGTTGAGTTTGATGGATTTGGTGGAGAAATTTATTACAGTCCTAATGGTACTGTAGTAGCTAACAGCACAGCTGTTTGGGAAGAAGTAGTTATTCCACAAGTACTTGCAGATTATGTTGAAAGAAAAAAAGATGAAGCACCTTTAAAATTTGAATATTCTTTAGTAGCTGGATTTGATTTTTACCACTATGAAAAAGACTTTTGGACTCATGCTTGGGGAAATGTAATGCCCTATCATTTAAAATCCGACGATGAATTTTCGTTCCATAATTATAACGGAGGGCAATGGGTAGACTATTCTGGTGGATTAATTTTTGGTTATAAACTTACAAGATCTTTTGGTGTATTTGCTGAGGGACAATATCATAAATACTGGAATAGAAGATGGCATGAATTCTCAATGGGTGTTAACTATATAATATTTTAATAATGGCAAAGCAATTATCAGAAGAAACTAAAATCACATTAGACCTTAAAACAATAGGTATGATATTAGTAGGGGTTGCAACTGTAGTAGGTATGTGGTTTGCTTTACAAGCAGATATAGAAGAAGCAAAAGAATTACCTGCTCCACTTCCACCCGATGTTACTAGAATGGAATATGATATGAAAGATCAACTTATTCGTCAAACAATTATGACTACTCAAGAAGATGTAGGAGAATTAAAAGAAGACATTAAACGAATAGAAGAAAAGATCGACAAACTCAGATAAAAAATGAAAAAATTTTTGTTATTACCAATAATTTGTCTATTATGCTCTGAAGCATTTGGTCAAATAAAAGTAGTTCAATTTAATGCTGGTTGGAATAAAGCAAATGAAGTAGAATGGATTACAAAGTTAACTGATTGTGAAACTGACTATGTAGATGTAGCAGTCAAACCAGATATTCAAAAAGAAAATAGTGTAGTTGTTGTTCCAACAATTATAGTATTCCAAGATGGAAAAGAAGTTAAAAGGTTTCAAGCAGATCTTAGCTTTAAAATGAGTGCAACTCGAAAAGAAGTACAAGACTTTATAGATGAATTAATATTCAGTGATTTTTAATTATATTTATAATAAAATAATATGATATTAAAAGTTGGACATAAAGGTAAAGAAGTAAAAGAATTACAAGAAGCTTTAGGTATTGATGTAGATGGAATATTTGGTTATGGAACTGAAGCAGCTGTAAAACAATTTCAAAAAGAAAATGGTCTTTACGTAGATGGAATAGTAGGGGTTAAAACATGGGAAGCTATAGGAATTGACACAGATGAATTTCCTAAAGAGTTAAAGCATATGACTACTTTAGGAGGAGAAGAAGATTATCTTACTAAAGAAGGATTAAAAATACATAGAAATTATCTTGATAAAGATGAATACGTAAGGGATTATGGTAAAATTGAACCCTTAGGATTTTTTATCCATCACACAGCTGGGTGGGACAATCCTTACAAAACTATAAGAAACTGGAATAATGATACTCGTGGAAGAGTAGCAACCCAATATGTAATTGGTGGTTCAAATATAAAAGGAAATACTAAATATGATGGTGAAGTAGTAGAATGTTTTCCTGATGGGTATTTAGGATGGCATTTAGGTAAAGTAGGAAATTTTGCAATACATAAATTTTCAGGAGGAGTAGAATTAAATAATTTTGGTTATTTAAAAGAAAAAAATGGCAGATTTTACAATTATGTAAACGGAGAAGTACCAGAAGAAATGGTATGTGATTTAGGATATGAATTTAGAGGATTTAGATATTGGCATGCTTACACTCCTAAACAAATTGAAAGCTTAAGATTACTAATTTTACATTTAAAGAAAATTTACCCAACTATGGATCTAGAAAATGGATTACCAAAACTTTTAAAAGAAGGAATGGATCCTAAAGATGCATTTGAGTTTAATGAAAAAGCTTATAATGCTGAACAATTTGGTTTATGGACACACACAAATGTAAGAAAAGATAAATTTGATTGTTCTCCACAACCTGAATTAGTAAATATGTTGAAAACTTTATAATGAATACTAAATTAGCAATAGTGGGATTAGCATCATTTTGTACATACTTATGTACTTACTTCCTTAATTTATCAATGGATAATTTTGAACAATTTTTAGCAATTATAGCAGTCATTTGGATGGATGGTGTTTTTGGTATTTGGGCTGGGGTAAAAAGAGAAGGATTTAAAACATATAAAGCTTTAAAAATATTAAGAAATACATTCCTTTGGTTAGTAATTTTAACTGTTATTCTGATGGTAGAAAAAGGATTTACAGGAGCAGGTTGGCTATCAGAAGTTATTATTGTACCATTCATGGTATTACAGTTAATTAGCGCCCTTAAAAATGCGTCTATGGCTGGTTTAATTAAGATGGAAGAGTTAAATAAAATATTAGACCGTATAGATAAGCATAAGGGCATTAGAAACTAAAAACTTATCTTATGTGGCATAGTATACAAAAAAGAATATTCCCATTCTTAATAGCATTCTCAGCTTTATCAGTGTCTGCATCAGCAGCATTTTATTCAATTAGCGGATTATCAAAATTATTTGCGGGAGCAGCATTTGCAGTTATTATTATGGCTGCTTCATTAGAAATAGCTAAATTAGTTATAGCTTCACTTTTATATCAATACAGAAAAAATTTACCTAGATTATTAAAATGGTATCTTTCTGTAGCTTGTGTAGTACTAATTTTAATTACTAGTATGGGTATTTATGGTTTCCTTTCTGCTGCTTACCAAGAAACAGCAGCTAAAGCAGGAAATATAGACGCCCAAATAGCTTTAGTTGAAACTAAAAGAGACAATGTAAAAGAACAACTTATCGTATATAATGAAGAAAAAAGTAGCATCAATGAAGCCGTTGCTGATTTAAGAAAAGGGTTATCTAACAACGTTATACAATATAAAGACCGGGAAACTGGCGAAATTATTACCACAACTTCTAGTTCAACTCGTAGAGCTTTAGAAAAACAATTAGACCAAGCTATTGTAAGACAGTCTGAAATTAATGCTAAAGTAGATGAATTAAATACTAAAGTTTTTGAATATGAAACTGAAATAGTTGAAATAAGAACTAGTGACGCAGTATCAAGTGAATTAGGCCCTTTAAAGTATCTATCAGGATTAACAGGTACTCCTATGGATAAAATCATTAATTGGTTACTTTTAACTATTATTTTTGTATTTGATCCTTTAGCAATTGCTCTTGTAATAGCTGCTAACTTTGCTTTTGAACAAATTAGACCAAAAACAAAAGAAAATTTATATGGAGAAACTGTTGTAGTAGAAGAAGATGATGATGATGGTTATTGGACTGAAGAAGAAACTGCTGATTTTAAAAACCAATTCGATTCAGAAAATGAGTTAGGTTCATCATTTGAAGAAGAGTTAGAAGATGAAACTTATGCTGAAAAAGGTTATACAGAATCACCTAATAAAAATTGGCAAGACGAACAAAGAGAACTTGAAACTATTCTTAGAAAAAGATTATCATCATCTGAAGTAGATGCTTTAAAAAAATCAAATCTAAAAATTATGAATGTGAAAAACAATGATGATGATGATTTAACTATTAAATACACATAATTATGTTAAGTAAACAATCTATAAGAGGAAATGTTCAAATTTATATGAACAGAGTTTTAATTAAAGACAAGGAAGTTTTAATAAAAGAAAGTAAAACATGGACAGAACCCCAAGTAAATTTCTTTAAAAAAATGTTAAAACAAGGGGGTACCTTTTCTATCCAAGGAAGAAAATACAAAATCAAACCAGCAGATGTTAATAAAATATTGGATTAATGCAAAAAGTAATACTACAAACTCAACACCCAATTGCTGTTGATTCCCCAGACCATTTATATCCTGTAGGAACAGCTAATGATAATTCTACAAATGATAAATTTATTAACGATGTTTTAACATGGAAAAATAAACCTAATGTTATGGATTTAGGTTGTGCCGGGGGTCAATATATTGTAGATATGTTTAATAAGGGCTGTTTAGCAGTAGGTGTAGAAGGAAGTGATTACTGTTTAAGAAATAGAAGATTTAATTGGCCTAACTATTATAATAAAGTTTTATTTACTGGGGATATTACTAAACCCTATAAAGTTTTAAATGAAAATGAACAAGTTAAGTTTGATCTAATAACAGCTTGGGAAGTAGTAGAGCATATTCATGGAGATGATCTTTATCAATTTTTTAGCAATATAGCAAATAATTTAAAAATTGGGGGTATATTTTATGGATCTGTAGCAAGTTCAGATTCACTTGCTAATGGTGTAGTAGAAAAACACTGGAAACAAGAAGGAATAGATAGAAAACTTACTAAAGAAGAAAGAAAAATAAATTTACACCAATCTAATCACACAGAAGTAGAATGGTTAGAAATAATACTTCCTGAAATATTTGAAACAGTTCCTTTAGAAATAATCCCTGCACCTTTCGAAGGGGGAGTTAGATTAGGAACATTTAAAATGTCATTAAGACGAGTGTAAAAAAATTTGGCTTCCTAAAAAACCTTTCGTATATTTAGGTATAAATAAAGGTTACGCATATGGCACTCTGGAAGTTTACAAATCTAAATAAATATGGTACTGCTAGGTCTAGAATTGTTTATAGGCCTGATGGTGAAGCATTTGGGTTTAATCCCAAAGGATTTGGCTCATTTGTAAATGTTCAAATGTTTAGATACGAATATAAAGGAACAATTCCACCAGCACTAGCAACCTTTAGTGGTCAAAAATATATTATGCCTTCATGGCAAAAAGTAAATCCAAATACTACTCTTAAAGATATTACTTGGATCAAACCGAAACCTAAAAAACAAAGAGCTAAAACAATAGTTCAAACTCACATAAGTGGTAGTGGGTTAGGTGAATATACCACAAAATATTACCCTGAATCAGGCAAATACCATTGCTCATGTCCAGGTTACTGGAGGTCAAAGGGTAATTGCAAACATGTAAAGCAAATGAGAGATGAAAAACAATAAAAAAGATGAATGGGATCCTAATGATTGGCAAGGAAGAAGTAGAGAACAATATGAATCTTCAGCTTGGGCAATTACTGTTACATTAGCATTAGCAGCCATTATGGGATTTTATAAGTTAATCACAGTTATATTTTAATATGAAAAGAGGTAGACCAACTGAACAAACAGAACGTCCTAAAAAAAGGACTCATGTTTATTATGAGGTACCAACTAAACCTGAATTAGGTGAAGTATCTACTTGGTATTTTGATGATGATAAGAACCCAAATGGACCTTATAAAGTAGAAACTACATATCCTAGAGGATCTAAACCACCTAAAGTTAAAATTGATAAAAATAGAACTTATAGTAAAATGCCTGTTGTAATGGTATTTAAAACTTCTAATAGAAGTAATGCAAAAACTAAAATGAAAGTTTGGAGGAATACAAATATAGACTACATTAATTCTGCGGCTAAACTCCCAGGTGTACCAGAAAAAGCAGTAATTCTAGAATTAGGAATTGGTGAAAGTTTTATTGAAAAATGGCAATCTAAATATAGTTTATAATATTTATCATAAAATAAAATAACATGGCAACAAGAGCACTTATAGGATTTATCGACGATGATAGAAATTTAGTCGCCACCTATAATCACTATGATGGTTACCCAGAATACTTAGGTAAAGTTTTAGATAAGCATTTTAATAGTGATGACAAAGCAGAAAAGGTAGCGAACGTTGGTTACATTTCTTCAATCGATATAGACACAGGAGACATTGATTCCAAGTACAAAGAATCACCAGAAGTAGAAGAATTGATGGGTGATCCATATGAAGCAGGACTTCAAATAGGATCATTAGTAGATGAATTTGGTGGTGATTATGGGTATGTTTGGTTTAATGGTAAATGGCATATGGTTAGAAATTCTGGTATAGCTAACATGGCTAAAGCTTTACAAGATAAATTAGAGGATGGTAAAACATTTATGTCAATAGATGAAGATGTTATGGAAGAAGGATATGAAGCAAAATGGGCTAAATTCTTAACCGAAGCTAAAAAAGTGGATTTTGATGTTATTGAAAAATACATTACAAATTATTATGGTGATAACCAACAGGCAGTAAATTTTGGTTTAGATGCCTATATGGATTCTCTGAAAAATGCATTTAGATTAGGATATGGTAAAGATTATATAGATTTTGAAATGGACGATTACGTTGAAGATTACGAAAACTATATACAAGACAAAATGGATATTTAAAAAAGAAAGGCGCTAAAAGGCGCCTTTTTTTAATTAAATCCAATGGAAAAAGATCAAATTTTAAAAATAGCAAACGAAGCATACCCTAAGATAAGGGAATATTATGGTACTGGGAAAAGAGATTTTCCTCCTATAGAAGTTCATAAAAATATACTAGTAAGGTTAACAGGAGAACCAGAAGCAGAAGGTGAACCTGCTGATGCTGAGTATGATAGAAAAGAAAATAAAATATTTTTATACTCAGATTATAATAACAGTGTTGAGGATGTAATAAGAGGAATTATTCATGAATATGTTCATTTTTTACAATCTGAATCATGGATGAAAAGATATTACAAAATGGGACATGATTACTCTACTCATCCCTATGAAATTTCAGCTAAAAAAGAAGAAGAAAACTGGAAGAAATTCGCGTAAATATTTGGATTTTTAAGATCCCTTTCGTATATTTACCACGTTAAATTGCAAAATGAAGGTTATGTTAAATCAAATCAATTTTAAAGCGCTCGCAGGAGCAGTAGCATCACTTGGGGTTGCATATATTACAGCCACAGGTCAAATTCTTAATTATATTAAATTTGAAGATCCACTTAATGAAATGGCATTTTGTGTGCTTTCACTTATGTTGGCTATGGGTTGTATTATGAATCTTAAAAAATAAAAGTTATGAGTATTAAAGAGCAATTGCAAAAAGGTAATGTAAAATTTACTGTTAAGGGACAAACCACTTATGGAAAAGATAAAAATGGTGAGTGGGGAAGGGTTCCAAAAGTATTTGAAGTTTCTAATAATGGAGAATCTATCCATGCAGATTGGTATGGAATGAATGTTAATAAATGGGGTCCTACTTGTGTTACCCTTTACACATTTGATATGCTTAGTAATAAAACCACAGGTAAAATTAAATATGATAATGTTACAATTCTAAAATAAAAGTTATGGCAAAAATAGAAAAATCATTTCTAACCCCTAAATGGTTAGAAGTAAAATCAATGTATGAAAACGGAACAAATGGTTCTGACAAGTATGGTACTAATTTTGAAATTGGTGGCGAACTAGACAAACTAACACGTGAATTTATAGATATTATTGGTGAATATACTCATCAATTTGGATGGGAATGTGTTATTGAAGGTGTAAAAATGGATTTGTGGAAAGAAAGGATCTGGTCACTTGTTGAAAATGCAGGTTTACTTCCTGAAATTGCTTGGAAAGATGAACTAGCAGCTGAAGCTGAAAAGGCAGCAAAACTAGAAGAAGAAATGTACCACGATGATGAGGAATTTGATGTTGATGAGTACGAACCTTCAGATGAAGAAATTATGAACATCAATATTTAAGTTATGGGTTGGAAAACAATAAAAACAACAGAAGATGGTTGGGGCTGCGAACCAAAATTACAAGAAGCAGTTAATAAAATTGAGGAATTAGATCATTATAAGTATGAAATTAACAATTGTGTTAGATATTCAGAATTAGAGGAGATGGTAGTTGAAATGAAAGAAATGATGGAAGATGCAATTGCGATGCTTGATGAAATTGATGTTGAAGTTGAATACAAAACAGTAGAAGATTATGAATAAAGAAAAAAGATACGTAGTCACAATGGATATGTATGTATATGCTGAAAATGACTATATGGCTAGAAAAAGGGCTCATGACTTAACTGATGAGTTAAAGAGCAAATATGATAATCAAGCAGCAGTGCTTGATATTGTAGAACAACCATTTGGAACATTTGCAAACAGAAAAATTAAAGATATCTCTAGGCCTTCTAGTGGTGAAAAAATGCCTTTCTAATGAGTAAAAAGAAAAAACTAGATTTTAATGGTGGGTGGTCAATGGGTGAGGCGGCTCATCACGTTGGTAAGAAAATGACTACTCAAACTGTTAAGTCTAAAAAAGCTTATACTCGAAAAAAGAAACATAAAAAAGATTTGGAAAACGGAGAATAACTTCGTATATTTAATACAAATAAAAGTTATATGAATCTAGGTTACGCCTGCATTAATACTGCACTTAAAGCAAATGGTATTTTTACTAATCGAACAATGCGTCGAAAAACATTTGATGCTAAAGGATTAGATTATGTATCTGAGCTATCCCTTCAAAATGTAAAAGATCTTGAAACTCATATTCATTGGAATAATGAACACAACATCAAACTATTTAGGTTGTCGTCTCAAATATTTCCTTGGATGGAAGAATATAATTGGACAGATCTAAAGGATTGGGATGAAATTTCAGATCGAATGCTAGATATTGGTAATTTAGCAACAGAATATGGACAGCGTCTTACTATGCATCCTGGCCCATTTCATTGTTTGGCATCACCAAACTCTAAAGTTGTTGATAGAACAGTTATTGGACTTGATAAACATGCAGAACAATTTGATATGATGGGTTTTAAACCTAGTCATTACAACAAAATCAACATTCATGTAGGTGGAGCTTATGGTGATAAGGATGCTGCACTAGAACGTTTCTGTAAAAACTTTGAATTATTGAGTGATAGTACTAAAAAACGACTTGTAGTTGAAAATGATGATTCCCCAACGGAGTACTCAGTAAAAGATTTGTATGAAGGAGTTTACAAACGAATTGGTACTCCTGTTACATTTGATTACTTCCATCATAAATTTAATACTGGTGGTCAAACTGAAGAAGAAGCCCTTAAGTTAGCTTCAACAACTTGGCCTGAAGGTATTACTCAATGTTGTCACTACTCAGAAAGTCGTAGAAAAGAAAAATTAGATGAGTCAATTAGACCTCAAGCTCATTCTGATATAATTTATGAAAGGATTAATACTTATGGTCTTGATCCTGACATTGTAATTGAGGCAAAATTAAAAGAACAAGCAATTTTTAACAGAGTAATATAATGGTAGAATTTATTAGACATGCACTTGGACTTTGTGGTGAACACTGGCACCCAAATATTTGGACATTCCTTTTAGGTGGGCTTGGTTTACAACAGTCATTTTCATATATTAAATACAAAATACAAACATATGGTAAAAGTAAGTCATGAGGTTCCTTTTTCACTTCTAGAAGATAGTAAACGTTTTAATGATTACGATTACTGTCTTCCTCATTTACTAGATGAGGAGCCAGAATACGAAAAATATTTTAGACAAGCTAAGGAAGAAGGTCGTTATATTATAATGGATAATTCTCTCCATGAATTAGGGGAAGCATACAATACAGATCGTCTTATTTATTGGATTAATGAAATTCGTCCTAATGAATTTATAGTTCCTGATGTATGGGAAGATTGTATTTCATCTATCCAAAACGCAGAAATATGGAGCCTTTTTGATTTTCCAAAAGAAGTAGAAAAAGTTGCTGTAGTTCAGGCTAAAACATTACACGAAGCCTCAGAATGTACCAAAGCATATAAAAGACTAGGTTATAAAAAAATTGCTTATTCTTATGGAGCTTCATATTATAATGATATTTGTCCTCACCCAAATAAAAATTTAGGTAAGGCACTTGGTAGGGTATATGTTATTAATACTTTACTTAAAATGGGTGATCTTACTCAAGATGATAGAGTTCATCTTTTAGGATGTCAAGTACCCCAAGAATTTGGTTGGTATGAAGGTATTAATTGCATAGAAACAATTGATACATCAAATCCAGTAATGGCTACTTTAGAGGATGTTGCTTATAAAAATAATGGGTTAAATCATAAACCAAAACCAAATATGAATGATAATTTGTATATCGAAAACGGTAAAATTGATTTTGATTTGTTAACTTATAATTTGGATAGGTTTAGAAAAATTAATAATATATAATAGCGTTTGCCTATACGCTTAGTAATACCTGGCAAATTTAAATAAATAATTATGACACAATTAGAAATTAATCATCCGGACTTTCAACGTCCAAAACATGCAGTAGTATCACTTTCTGGTGGTATGGATTCAAGTACATTATTGCTTAAATGTCTTGATGAATTTGAAACTGTAACAGCTTTATCTTTTGACTATGGTCAAAAACATAGAGTTGAACTTAAAAGAGCAAGAGCATTAGTAGATTATTTGAAAAGAAATAATCATAATGTTACTTATGAAGTAATTAAATTAGATGGCCTTGTTAGTCTTTTAGACTCAGCTTTAGTAGAAGGAGGAGACGACGTACCAGAAGGACACTATGCTGAAGAAAATATGAAAGCAACAGTTGTTCCTAATCGTAATAAAATCTTTGCTTCTATTACCCAAGCCGTTGCATTGTCAGTTGCTAATAGAACTAAAGAAAATACTTCTATTGCTTTAGGTATTCATGCTGGTGATCATGCTGTTTACCCTGACTGTAGACAAGAATTTAGAGATGCAGATGATAATGCTTTTAGATTAGGTAATTGGGAAGCAGAAAGAGTAGGATACTACACACCTTATCTTAATGGAGACAAGTATGATATTCTTCAAGATGGAGAGGTATTATGCGAAAGTTTAGGAATTGATTTTGATGAGGTTTATGCTAGAACAAATACTTCATACAAACCAACTCCTGAAGGTTGGTCTGATTACAAATCAGCATCATCAGTAGAACGTATTGAAGCATTTATCAAATTAGGAAGACCTGACCCAGTACAATATGCTGATGAAACAGGTCCTGTTGATTATGATGTAGCAAAAACTCATGTTGAAAAAGTATTAGCAGAGTATAGTGAACAATGAGAAAATTTCTTGAATTTGCCCTGATATGGTATAGCCAACAAATGGCTATACCTTTCTGGGTAATAGGACATGTACATTTAAGTTTAAATGTCTATCAGGATTTACATGAAATAATTGCTAGTATTGGTTTAAATATTTTAGTAGCAGTTGGATTTATAATTGATTATAAAAAAACAATAAAAAATGAAAAAAGTAGTTAAAAAACAACCCCAAGTAAAAGTAAAGAACATTGACCAAATGCCAGACCAAAAATGGCATAGAATAATTTCTTTTATTAAGTCTGGAGTTAGAATAGTAGGTTATGCTCTTATTCCTTTTAGTTTGGTTTGGGCAACTGGAGTTCTTATATTGAGTGAAATTATAGGTATAATTGAAGAATTAGTTTAAAAAAAATATTATGGAAAAAGGAATTATATATTTTAGTGCACCTTGGTGTGGACCTTGTAAAGTAATGTCTCCGTTAGTTGAACAAATGGAACAACAAGGAAAAATTAGAGTAAGAAAAGTAAATGTAGATTACGAAGCATCTATTACTCAACAGTACAATGTTAAAAACGTACCTACTATGGTATTAACTGATTTAGAAGGTAAAGAAATCAGCAGAAAGATTGGTCAAATGACTGAGCAACAAATTTTAAATTTTTATAATGGGTAAATTTCAATCAAGTAAAGTATTTGACGGATTTTCTACAGTATTTCGTCAATGGAAAGCAGAGGACACTCACTGTAGATTTTTTCACGGTTATGGGATTTCATTTAAAGTTTATTTTGAAGGTGAATTAGATCATAGAAATTGGGTTTGGGATTTTGGAGGAATGAAAAGAGCAAAAACTCTTATTGATGGTAAGTCCCCAAAGGATTGGATGGATTATATGTTTGACCATACTATGATTATTGCAGAAGACGATCCATTTATAGATTCTTTAAAATTAATGGACAGAGCAGGTGCAGCTCAAGTAAGGATTATCCCTGCTACAGGTGCAGAAAAATTTGCTGAATATATTTATAATAAGCTTAATGAATTTGTGAAAACAGAAACAGAAGGTAGAGTAAAGGTTACAAAAGTTAAATTTATGGAGCATGGTAAGAATGCTGCATATTATATTGGAGAATAAGTTTTATATAGTGACTGTAAAACCACTTAAAAAAATTTGCATATGTTAAAAAGAATCGAAGATTATAATAAAAATCTGCCTATAGTAGAGGTTTATACGGCAGTACAGAGTGAGGGTAGTCGTCAAGGTTACCCCACAATAGTAGTTAGAACTACAGGGTGCACACACAGATGTTATTTTGGTGAAGGAGGATGGTGTGATTCTTGGTACACAAGTATCCACCCAGAAAAAGGTCAATATTGCTTTCAAGACATAATTGACATGTATGATCAAAATCCTCATATTAAAGAAATGATGTTAACGGGGGGATCACCTACAATGCATCCTAAATTGGTTAATGAATTAACACACTTAGCTCATGAAAGAGATATTTTTATTACTATTGAAACTGAAGGATCTCATTTTCTCCCTACTGACTATCCTATTAATCTTCTTTCAATTTCTCCTAAGTTTAGTAACAGCGTTCCCGTTA